AGCATCCGAACGTGGGCTTATCGCTATTGATTTTGTACCTGAAGTTTTACTTAATATCTGCATATTAATATAACCTTAAAAACCTTGTTTTGTTTCAAAAAAAAAGCCTACCAAGTTAATGATAGGCTTTTAACACTTATTGAAATCTTATGCAGTTACAATAGTAGCAGCACTAAACAAAGTTATTAATTCCGCTTCAGTTGAACAATCCAAGAAGTTAGCAGGTACGTTTTCCATACCTGTAAACGTCAATTTATAACCGTTGAAGTCACCCATAGCTACACCATCAGAGATAGTTCCTGCTGTCATATCCATACCTCTAAACAAGCCTGCAATTTTAAACTGCCCTGCTCTGTTTCTAATTACGATATGTGGTCTACCATAAGCCAATAATTTAACGTTTTTAGTTGTCGCTAAATCTTGTTTTTTCAATTCAATAGATAATACTTGCTCAAAGAAAGTAGTACCATTTTCACGTGAACTTTGGATAGTTTGCTCAAAGGAGTTCGTACCTTTCAATTCATATTTGTATAAAGATGTAACACCGTTAATATCTGAAATCTCATCTGTTGCTGCCGTATAGCTAACGTCTGATGCTTCGATACCAAAGTTTACAAAGTAGATAGCATCCAACCCACCGATTGAATCCTTACAAGGCTCTACACGCCCATTTGCTAAATCACAAGCCATATTTTTATGTATTAAAAAAGGGATAGCGCAACGTGGCTACCATCCCTTTTAAGTTAATTAATCTAATTAGTTAGCAGAGTTAACAATTCCGTATGTTACGATGTCTTGAACTACTGCGTATTGAACTCCTGCAGTTAAACGCATAACTACACGTACATTTTGAGAACCGTCAATATCAGCCATATCAATAACTTTAACTTCGTTATGGTCTGCTAATAATCCTGTACCAAAGTAAAGGTTATCTACAGTTGTACAAATTGCTGTGTTGTTAGCTAATCCGTTTGCAACGAAAATTTTAACTCCGTCAAACATTAACTCTCCGTTAGTGTACCACATTGTACCTTGTCCTTCTTTACCATTAGCACCTAATCCAGATGCTCCGAATCCACCCAATGCACGAACGTAAGCCTTAGCGATGTTTTGTGAAACGTAAATTCTTAACCCTTCGTTAGTATACAAAGATGCAGGAATAGCGTCTACGATTTTACCTAACTCTGTGATAACGTTTGCTGCAGTAACTGTTGTTCCTGTTACTTCGTTTGCTGATGGTAACGCTGCGTCTGCTGCTAATAATGTAGCGAATCCGTTAAACTCTCCTGCGTTAGCAGTTACACCACTCCAGATATTAGTTTCGTTTTTAGCCGCTACTTTTGCTGCAACGTGTCCGATTAAGAAATCAGCAAATGTTTTAGGCAAAGTGTCAAATGCAGAATAACCCATTGAGATAGCTTCCCAATCTGAACGGAAATCTTTTTTACACAATTGTAAGTTTACTTGGAACTCCTCTGGTTGTAAAATTCTTTCTGTTAAAGTAATCGTAGATGTTGCATCAAAATCACAAGTAGCGTTTTTCAATACATCGTCTGTTGAAATTCTTTTAAGAACTTCTTTAAATTTAACATTAGGCTTTACTGTGATACCTTGTTTGTCAATTGTGTTAGCAGTCAATAATGCTGCTGCTACATACTTACCGGCGAACTCTCCAGCGTAAGTTGTTGTAATACTTGTTGTTGTTGGCATTTCTTTTTATTTTTAATTATGAATTAATTTTACTCATTACTCTATCAAGTGTACTCATCTCTCGATTTTGTCCGTACTTGAAGTTTACTTTTGTAGCTTCTACTTCTGGATTGTAGTTAATAGGATTTACTACCTCTAATTCTACTTTCTCCTCTACTACTTCTTTTGTTTCTAATTGTGCTTTAAGTGCTACCACTTCAGCTTTTAATGCTTCAAATTCTTCAGCAGAGAAACGTGTTTCTTTACTTACTGATTCGATAATGCTTTTAGGCGTTTTAACCTCTGCTTCTGCTTCAACTGGTACTTCTTCTTCAGGTGCTTCTTCAACTACTTCTTCTTCAGCAGCAGCTTCCATATAAGATGCGATAATACCTTCAACTTCTACAGTTAACATAAAACCGTTTTCCATTTTATACTCGCCAATTGGCAATGGAATTTTTTGCTCATCTTCTGTTACGATAAACACTTCTTGTTCTGCTTCAAATGAATCTGCCTCTAGAATAGTTACACCATCCTCTAACATCATTTGCTCTAAATTCACTTCCATACCTAAAAGCGATTTGATTTGATTAATTACGTTATTTTTCATTTATGTGTTTTTTATAAAAACTTATTAATATTTGTTTTGTTGCCTTTTTAGTTTTCACGTACCATTGTACGCACTTCGTTCACGTTGTTTACAATAGATATTCCTTGCGAATTTTCACTACCTATCCCTTGCGCTTGTAGGCTACCATCACAACATTCTTTGCTGTAAGAACCATCTTCACATAAGCAACTTTTGTTACCACCCTTTGGAGATGTTTCGCTTGTCGTTTTAAAAAAATCTTTTAATCCCATTTTATACTTGTTTAATCAATTAAAAACTCTTGTGTATTTATAACTTCAACTCCTTCAACCATTTCTGATGTAACCCCAGAAACAATTACATATGTATGTGGATTTTTATTTTCGCATAACCATTTCATTAGTGGCTTTACTGCTTCTTCAAATGTTTGATTTTCTATTTCTTTTAACGTACTCATAATTATACTTGTTTTAAAATTTCTACTATTTTATTTATTAACTCTTGCTCTTCTTGCTCTTGTAAACTCATTTCTAATTTATCTGCAAAATAACCTTCTATTGAAAAGCCTTTAACCTTACCATCTTTTACATCTTGCCATACGTCATCGTTATTTACTTTCATTGAAATCATCCACGTTCCAACTGGCAAATCAAAGTTATATAATCGGCTTTTATCCGTTTTACTATCTTCAATTATCCAACTTTCAACTACTGATAAACCTTTTAACTTTTGGTCGTGTTCGTACGTTGCGTTGTTTTGGTTTGAGTTCATTAAAAATAATTCAGATGCTTGGCGTACCGTGTCTTTAGAAAAGAATATATAATACTCCTCTTTCTCGTTGCGTCTGAATATTTGCTTATCTGGTATCAAAGCAGCACCCATTAAAATACGCTTCTCAGCATCTACTTCCTTAAGTTCTATTTCGTGCTTGTTTAAAGCTATAAAGTTTTCTTCTATTGCAGGAGATTGCACAACTGATACTGCGTCAATACCTGATAGCTTGTCTTTCTCGTCTATTATTAGTTCAACTATTTTCATACTTTAATAATTTATTTTTTTAGTTTTTGTTGCATTTTTAAAATAATTAACTATCTTTGCTTCGTGTTCATAACATAATTAACAATGTTTAGGTTGATAGGTAAGTAAATAGGCAGTCGGGCGTGGCTGCTTATTTAGTTTTATATCGTAGCGTTTTTAACTATGTTTCTATCCAAACTTTGTGCGCTTGATACTTCCCCACTAACTACATACGCTTTAATTGGATTGCTTGATAATTGCGCTAATTGGTTTGCTCCACCTGCTCCTACTACGTTAAAATTAGCTGCTTGTATACTTGGTACATTTGGTACACTTGGAACTGAACCTGCAGCACCGCCACCACTTCCGCCACCTTCAAATTGTGTAGACGATATTTTCTTAATGTTTACTAAACCTGCTGCAATTGCTGCTGCTGCTGCTACACCACCTAATGCAGGACCAACTATTGGAATACCTGACATAGAACTAAACGCAGAAGTTGCTGCTTTAAACGTGTCTACTGTTGCTGTTGCAATATTAACCGCCTTTTGAACTTGGAACGCTTTCTTTTGTGATGCTCTTGATTTACCTGCAAATAGTTCCGCTATGTTTCCTATTGTATTTAAACCATTGTATATCGTTTGATAAATAGCATCTTGTAAAGTTTTTTTAGCTTGTAATTCTTTATCTGATGCTTGCTTATCTAAATCCTCTTTTTGCTTTCTATATTTAGCCTCAATAGCTGCAATTTCGCCCTCTGTTAATTCTTTATTTTGTAGCTCTAAATCTTTTTGAATATCAAGTAAATCTTTTTTAGCTGCTAAGTTATTTTCATCTGCTGTTATTTGAGCTTCTAAGAAACCTATTTGATTGTCGTAAATATCCTGCTCATCTTTTGCTGCTTGTGCTTTCCTATCTTCCGCACCTTTCTTTTGTGCTTCTAATCTTATTTCAGCTATTTTATTAATTTCATCAAGTAAATCTTGCTCCGCTTTCTTTTGCAGCTCTAATAATTCTTCTGCTTGTTTTTTTTGCTCCTCTTTTTGTTTAGAATAGTTTTCTTTTCTTTTATTGCCTGATTCTTTAGCGTCTGCTTCTGCTTGTTCTCTATTCTTTTTATTGTATTCGTTTGTTAAAACATACTTTTGTGTTAATAACGCATTGTATTCTAACGCTTCCTCGTTTGATAACTTACCTCTATAACCTTTAATGTATGCTAATTCTGCGATACGCTTCTGATTTATTTCTTTTTCTTTCTTGTATATCTGCTCATCTGTTGCACCCTTAGATTGTAGTATCTTTAATTCGTTTTCAAGCTGTGAAACATTACCTTTAGAAACCTTTTGTTTTTGTTTAATTAAATCTATTTCACTTCGTAATTGGTCTTCTGCTTTTTTACGTTTGGCAACTAATCTTTCTTGCTTTGCTGCTTCATCTTCCTCTGCGTTACCTAATAATGCAAATGCTGCAACTAATGCCGCTACTGCTGAAACAATAAGTAAGATAGGATTCTGCTTCATTATGAAGTTTAAAACTTTCATAGTAGCTGCTCCTGCAATTTGTGCTACGTTTAAAAGTTTTTGCCCGATTGCAGTTTGTCCTATTGCAACCGCCATCGCTTTAAATGCTGGTATCGAATCTTTTATACCTTGAACACCCTGAGCAATAGCCATAGCACTTTGAACTTTCAATAATGCTTTTTGCACGTTTTCACTTTCAGCACCCATAGCACCCATAGCACCCTGCACCAACTCAAATCCACTTGTTACACCACCCAATGCACCGCCTAACTTTTGCGAAGTAGTCATAGCTAAACCATCTACTTGTGCATCCGTTTGTTGGATAGTTTTTTTCATTCTACCAACTTCAGCAGCTAAAGTTTTAAATTCGTCTGTTCCTTGCTTCCCTGCGTTTGCTAATTCGTATAACTGGTCCTCAAGTTCACCCATACGACCTGTTAAAGGCTGTATCTCTCCGTACGCATCTTCAAAAGAACGTGAAAGTAAATCTATATTCTTTGTAGCTTCTTTAGTTTCTACATTAAGTATTACCGTTTTCTCAATTGCCATAACCTATGCGCTTACCTTGTTTAACTGCTTCTTTAAATCCTTTAGGAATTTTGTACTTTCCTTTTGCTATATCTATATTCTCAGAAACTCCGTAGAAGTCTGATATTTTAAGCATTGCTATAATTTGTTTTATCATTTTGGCACGTAGTTTATATTTCTAAAATCTTGGATAAGTTTAAATGTTACATCGCCACTTGTTAAATCTGTTTGCATATCGTTTATGATATATCGCTTATCTCTTATTACTAACCTATCATTTAGCTTTATGTTGCTTAAAATTGATACTGGTAAGTTTGCTTTTATAGTTACAAATCTACTTTTTGGATTGTATAAATTAGATAAGTACTGCGAGTAGTATTGGAAATAAATACCACGTTCAATGTTTACGTTTAAAAGTGTTGATTGGTCGTTACCAAAGTTTAAAGAATAGTTTATGCCACCAAACAATAAGTCCTGCCCAAATGGAATGTATGTTAAAACGTGGTTTGTACTTGTGCCATTGTTAAAATGAAACGAACAACTCAACTTGTTATACTTGTAAAGTAGTATAGGTTTTGGAATGTAGGGTTTAAAGTCTGGTGCTGGTGCTAAGCAATAACCAACTTGCAAATTAGTACTTGTAAACTTATTAAAGTTAAGGTTTTCAAAAGGTAGTTTAACTACATATTCGCTACCATCGTAAGTATAATTACTATTTAAATCTCCATACTCACGTGTATATAAGTCGTAGAATTTACGATTCATAAATGATTGAGATTGCTCGTGTTCAAATGAAATCCTTTTAAACAAAGGCATTCTATCAATGCTTATATCTGTTTTATCTGTGTACTTTGTTATATCTCTAATTGTTCCGTTTGCGTACCAAGTTTCTAAAGGTAAAAGTTCGTAAGAAGTAGGAGATGCAGGAATACACGCTAAATTAAACTGCTTTAATATACCACTGAAAAAATCTGCTACTTTCATATCTGGCATATTAGATGCTAAATCAACCTCTGCAGTTAATACCGTTTGATTTAAAGAACAATAGTTATATGTAGTTGGCGCACCAAATGTATCGTCAAATTGAACTATTAAATTTGCGTGTGTAACCGTGCAAGATTGAGATGCTCTTATATTAAATTTTACCTCTGTATATAATCCAGGAAGTCCATCTACAAAATAAACATAGTTAGTATCTGTTCCTGTATATTGAAATGAACTTATTAGTATATCGTTTTCGTAAACATCAACTATGTAATTTGTAGTAGGTGATGAAGATGTAACATTTAACTGAACTGCATAAGAACCTTGAACAAAATCAAATGAAGTAAATACTATTTTGTTATTTGCTAAATCAAACATAGGTTGCGGAGTACTTATACCTGTAGATACAATTGCGTTTAAATCTATTGCTTTATTTTGTGTCCAAAAATTAAATGCTTCCCTATTCTTTAAATACAAAAATACATCTGTAAATCTTTTGTTTGTTATGAAATTACCTGTAAAATTAATTCCGTATTTATTTTCTATTGCATCAAATATTTTAGAAATTCTTAATGCAGGAAACAACTCATCAAAGTGTATATGCCCTGATGTTTGGCTTATATCATTTGAACCACTACCTCCATACTGCCATACTCGACTACTTGAAATTAAAGGATAGCGTAAATCGTAATCTAATGAATCCGAACTAACTCTTGTTTGAACGTTTGCACCTGTGTAAATATGCGTGTACGCTGATACGTCTAAACTATTTAACTTATCCTCTCCAAACAAATCTTTTAACGTAACTAAGTCGCCATAAAAAGTAATAGTATAATTATCTACTTGTCCGTTCTTTAATTGTGCTTTCTCTAATTGTATCTTACCAGTCCTAAATGGAATTAAATCTATTTCTATATACGCAGTTCTACGTACATTGTAATCTAATGTAGAATCAACTTCATTTGCGTAGAAGTGTTGAAAGATTTTATTGTTGTTTACTGATGCAGGAATAGTAAAACTCTGCGAGAAATCCGTATACGTTTTAGATATATCGCTAATGTTTTGAACGCTTGAATTAATCGTTATCTTCTCATCGTTAAATAGTTCTATTCGCTGCCCTTCGATATATATTTGTACTTGTCTATTCATTACTTCATATTATTAATAATATCGTATGCGTACTCAAACTCTAATTGGTAGTTAATCATTTTAGTATTAATCTGCTTTTGCTTTTCAATACCTTTAGTTTTCATCTTTGCAGGTTTACCATCTACTAAGATTCTTTCGCTTAACAGTATTTGTTGTACGATTTCTGCGTAGTCATCGTTTACCCATCCTGAATTAACTTTAATGCTTTCAGTTCCGTTTACGTTAAATACTTTTCTACTACCTACGTTTACATCGTAGTTTACATTCGCACTTAATAGATTATATTCTGCTCCTGATGTTTCAATACTGTTTGTAGATGCTTTAAAGAACCAAGCCTTTTGCCACGCTCCGGATTTATTTACAAAGTCTATTGTAATTACATCGTACTTACATTCTTCAATTGGAATAAACTTAATACCATTTAAAACAGTTGCATTAATTATAGATACGGTTACACCATTTCCTGCATCAGATATTTCAGATACTATTGGAATATTGTAAACCCCTGTAGTGCTTATTAAAGTTGTGTTAACGCTTGTGTCTGCGTTAGTCCATTTAATTGTACTTGGTGCTGTAATGTATGCTCTAAACGAAGCAATTGGTATTGTTAAATTATCATTGTAAAAATAATGTGTTGAATTATCAGGTAAACTAAACAAACCATTATCAGGATTATACCCTTGACTAAAGTAACCATAACCATCGTATGCTACATAATCTGTAGTAGTTAAAAGTGTCGCAGTATTCTTATATCGTTTTATTCTTACATTACACCATTGGTTAGTATTTGTTAATTCTACCGTATTGTACAAAACAAGTGGTGCATCAAAGTTTATAAACTCACGAACAAATGGCGAAACATCGTATGTTGTTTTTAAGTTCGTTGCACTTGGTACATTCTTACTTAAAGTATATGTTGGTGTTGCAGGTGCTGAACCTGTACCATTCCAAATAAATAACTCTACTTTACTTGATGTTTGCGCTGCTTCGTTTATCTCTACTATGAAAGGAGAACGTGCGTTTATGTTTAAAACTGCTGGCATATCTATTTAATTAAAATTGTTTTATTCATTATTTCTTCTACATCTAATGCGAAGGCTTGTATTGTTTCTTCAGGTAAGTTTTTAAATGCTGCTTCAAATGGTTTAGTAAAAAAAAGACTTGGCTTAATTCCTTTGTTGAATACTGAACGTGCAATTAAAAAACCTAAACTTTTATAGCTTATAAATCTACCGTTTGCGCCACGTGGTTTGATTCCTTTCTTCTTCGCCCACTCCTCAAATGGTTTGCTTGGTGGTCGCTTATTCTTGAAACTAAACTTTGTATCGTATTTCTTTTGCTTACCACTTACCCCCTTGTCTTGAAACGTTCCGTATTGATTCATTCCAAACTCTAAAAAGATCGAATTAGGCATTGCCTTTACTTCTCCATAGATTGAGTTATAAAGTCCTTTAGATGCGTTCTTTTGCTTGTTGGTTAAGTTCTTTCTTGATTCCTTAACTACGTGCAACCTAAACCTATTTAATACCTTTTGAGTTTGTTTAATGTTTAACATATACTCATTTCGTTTGGTACTAATACATCAAAGGTCATAGTCCAACCTGCTAAAAAGTTTTCAAATCGTTCTGTAAATGGTTCGCACGTTCCTGTTCCATCTACTTGATATAAATTATCAAATAAGTCCCCACGCTTTGCAGATTCATATACACGTTGGCAAACTATTAACTGTTGGTTTAATACGTCTTGTACGTTATCGTTGCCTATGTATTCATTTGGCGCATCTTCTTTGTTTATATCTACTATATCCATTGCTACAATAGAAAAATTAAAACGTGTTTGGTTATTCTCAAACGTTGCGTTGTTAACGATAATATGCGACAAAGGGAATATAGTTTGTTTGGCTAAATCCACATCGTATATATCGCCTTGCGTTACCGTGTTAACAAATGGTATCGTTTCAAGTTCCGCCTTGATTGTGTCTATTAAGTTGTAAAATCCTTTCATCGTTTCATTATTCTATCAATTTTCCTTTGTTCTATTTCTTGCTTCTCTTTTTCAAATGTAAGTAGCGTTAAACATTTAGTAAGTGGTTGCCTGGTAACTTCATTGAATCGTGTAACATCTCCTTGAGCGAGTGCATATATGCTTGAATACCATCCCCACCGTTTTCCAAATTGAGTTGTTTCGCTAAAGTCGCTTTCTGCTTCTTGCTCATCGTTTTCTCTAAATAGTCCATCGTAGCTTGTAGTAATTCTTTTCCTAAATTCCAAAAAAAAACCTGTGCTGCAAGTGCAATAGATATTGGAGCAAAGTCCATAACCTCAGCAAAATTTGCGCTTGATTCGTATTGCTGAATGTCGTATCTGTTCTTTTGCTCTCTAACTATTGGTCTATACATAACCGCCATTGCTTTATTCATTGTATCAAATGAAGATAAGTTAGCTTCTAAATCTACGTACTCGCCAAATGATATATCTTCTAAGTTCGGAATAAAACCAAACTCTACACCGCCTAATGTAAACCTTTTAACAAACTCGTGCTTTGCAGCAAACAAATTATTTAAGTGCTGTACTACGTCAATGATTGAAGAATAAGAAATCTTACTAACTTCCGATAGTTCCATATTGCAAAATATAGATACCATTTTCATAGCAATAAACTCATCGTCTTGGTTATTCGATTGTATTTTAACAAACTCGCTGTATTGTTTAACGGTAATTTCTTCTAATGTACTTGGAACTTTTATTGTAGCTTTCATATTAATATAACCTATTTATGTTTGTTTTGTTGTATGTAATCGTAAGCAGCGCATAACATTTGAAAGTGTCTATGCATCATCATTGGATTATCGAATACTATTTTAACTTTTCGTTGTTTCTTTTCCCAAATGTAATCCTCAATTACACGTATGTATTCTTGTACGTCTATGTTATTTATCGTATGTTATATTTGCCTTTGTTAGGATTAACTAATTGATAAGATACTGCATATCTAATAGCATCTATTGCGTGGTTAAATTTATCTATCGGAGTGTTTGATTTTTTTTCAAGCCACGAATAGTTATTAAACTCTTTGTGTAAATCAATTGATTCTGCATCTACTATTAAATCGTAGTCTGATAATAAACTAATACCATATACTACGGAATCCGCTCCTTTAATTGCTCCCACTACATTACAACCTAAATGCCTTAACTCGTTTATTAAACGTGGCTCTGCGCTATCTGCTACTATCAATCTATCCTTTGCAAATTGTTTGTTTAGTTGTGCTATGTTTGATGTAGTTAACCCTTGCTTGTAGTAGTGCAAACGTAGGTAGATAATCTTATTGTTTAAGTCTATGTTTGTTTCAACTAATGTTGTAGGGTCGTTACTAAATCCGTAATCTTGCCCGAATACAGAAACTCCTACCTCCTTAAATTCTCCTATGCTCCAGTTGTTAAATATAACACCCTCTGCTTTGTTTAACCAACCACCTAATATTGTGTGCTTGTATTTCTCTGGTCTACGTTGCTTTATTTCTTCTACCTGCTCAATAAAGGATGGCGATAGGTTGTTTATGTTATCTAAGTACGTTGTGTGTATGTAGGTGCAATCTCCGTTAATTAATGTTTGACCTGCCTCAACTCCTTTTGCTTCAAAGAACTTGTTGTATATAAAATGTTCTTTCGTTGTTGGATTAAGTATTAAGATAACACGGTTTTGTTTTGTCTTATGCCTGATAGATAAATCTATTTTATCGAATGTATCTTCATCTGTTAATTCTTCTGCTTCGTCAAGTACCCAAGTTGTAACACCTTGCAAAGATTTTAAGTTAGCCGTTTGTGTTCCGCTACTTGTTTTAATTCCTTTAAAGATAATCTTTGAACCTGTACGTATGTTTATAATCTCGTCTTTCGTTATCGTGAAATCGGATTGCATATCCATCATTTCAATCTTTTCAATAAACTCTGGTATAATAGATATTGATGCCGAAACTAATGTATAACGTGTGAATAATATAACGTGGTTTGCTTCCTGAGTTAATAAAAGCAGAAACGTGGTAACACTAAAAGATTTAGAACTACCACGCCCACCTGTTACAATGAAGTAACGAGAATCACTACCTAAGTAATTATACTTACTATTTAATTTTATCAATTGAGAATAAATCTTTAATGTTTATACTGCTTATGTTTGTCGTTTGCTCAATCGTTTCTTTTGGCTTACCAAATATATGTTCTGCAATAAATATTTGTCCTCTTTGCGATTCCATTAAAACATTTTTAACAAACGTTGTCTTTGCGTTATCATCGCTTGTGGTTTTATACAACTCCTTTAAAGCATTTATAAAGATACTATTTACTTTCTCCTCATCTACTTTTGGTTTACGACCTGCATTTGTTCTTTTACCTCCTGTTCCTGCCATTGAAAAAAGTATTGATTAATTAAATTTTCTTTTTTGCTTTACGCATTAAGTAAGAACCGTTATTGTATTGCTCCCAATCTGTTGTATCTGAACAAACTGAATAACCGATAGTGTCTACTGGTCCTGTGTAATACCATTTGTTGTTTAAGAATACTTGGTGCTTCATTGCTTTTAATGATGTACATTCTGTGTTAGGTGCTATATCTTCTTTCTTGCAAGATACTACTACTACTCCTAATGCTAATACTAATAATAATTTTTTCATAATTCGTGCGTTTAAATGTTAATAACTGGTACAAATATAAACAAATAAATTAAATAACATAATTATCGTATATTTTTTTTAGATTATCTATAATTTCTTGTAAACAAGGTACACAATTAGTAGGCTCTTGGTTCTGTTTGAAAGTGCGATTGTAAATTTTTAATAGTTCTCTTTGCTCTGAAGGTTTTACACTGTTACGATGTACTGCAAACCACTCTGTAAGATAGTTGTATTCGGTTTCTGTAAGGCATTCAGGTTTAATGTAAGGGAACAAATGGTTTAGTTTTTGTTTACGTTCCTCGCATCCGCAATCTTCGCCCATTAAGAATTTAGCTACTGCTGCTATTCCTGTTGCTTCTAATACTTTCTCTACGGTATCGCCTAATCCTTGTGATTGTGGTTTACGTGTTCTTGTTGTTCTTGTTTTCTTTTCCATATACAAATTTTGATAATTGTTCTAAATCTTTTCTTAATATTTCGTTTTCTTTTTTTAATCTTTCTGATTCTAAAAACCAATATGATTCAAATTCTTCTTCTTCTTCATATAAATTCAAATATTCATTTAATTCTTGAACTTCTTTTTTTAATCTTTCGTTTTCTATTTCTATTGAATCTCCTTCAAATTCAAATAAATTTAAACTATTCATTATTATTTTAATTTCTGTATCAAATTGTTCGTGTGTTCTTAATAATAATTTACAGAATATAATTGCTTTTTGATAATCTGTATATTTAATTTTACTTGTTGTCATATTTCTTTAATTTATTTTTACACTTCTTTAATGTTACGAATATACTTTTTTCGCTAATGTTTGTTTCTTTGGCTAATTTACGAATGCTCATACCAGAATCAATGTATAAATTAAATAGTATCTCATCGTAGTAATGCCAAGATGCTATCTCGTTTTCTATTCTATTCTCAAACTCTATGTATGAATCGTGCGAAATATCAAAGTTATCATCTATTCTAACAACCTCGAAACGTGATTTTAGTTGCACGTAGTTAAGAAATAAGTTACGCAGTACGAAGTATATGTAGCCTTTGTTTAGTGTTCCACGCTTTACAATCTTATCGTAAGTGGTGTACTTGTTTATCCTTAGGTACATTTCTTGCACTATATCTTCAGTATAGAACTCCTCGCCAAAAGAACGAACTACATCTACCCATTCGTTATGATGCTTTGAAACCTCATCTAATAACTTCATTCGTTTTTGTTTGCAATTATAACATTTTTTATTATAGACGTTACATTTTGTTAATAAGTTATACTATATAAGGTATAAAAGCAATAATTTGTTAATAAATTATATCAATTATGGTATAAATTCTTTACATTTTGATTTATAATATTCAGCAAGTTCTTTCAATTCATCCTTTGTAAACTTTCTTGTAACGTATGCACGTTCACGTAGCATAGTAAATTCATCTGCTCCTATCTTGTTTTCTAAGTGTATTCCGTACTCGATTAGGTTACCAGATAAAAACGTATTGCAGTGTTCACATTGTAAGTGTACATTCATCTCATCAAATCGAACGTTTGTATGTGTTCCAGCAGAAAAATAGTGTCCAGCGTTTTCTTTTTTTGGTTTCTTTTGGCAACTGATACATAAATTACCTGCATCTCTTAAACGAATAAACTTGTTAAAATGCGTTTGAGCAATTTTAAAGTAGTCTTGAAGTGTCATTAAATCGTCTTTTAATGCTTTCTTACGCACTTTCTTTATCTTTTCAAGGTTCTTTATTGCTTGACGTGTTTTAGTGCATACAAAGCAAAGTTTATCTGTGGTGCGATATGGTGTAAATATCGTTTCACATTCCTTGCATTTTTTATCGTAGTTAGTTTTCATCTTATAAATTATTAAATTCCACAAAAACCACTATCGCAAGTGCTGAAATCTTCATCAGTAAATAATTGTCCTTGTGTACTAAATTTTAATATGCTTTGAAAAGATACATCACTTAAAAATCTATTACCAGTTTTCAATTCCATATTATTAAACCATTCAACCTTGTTTCTTTCTTTAGTTGCCATATGTGAAATCATTAAAGGTTGTCTATTAACGCATCCAACACAATTATTTCTGTATGCAAATCTGACGTTTTTACCTTCCCAATAGTTGTAAATAATATCTTTAGTTATATTCTCATCAATTAAAGGAAACTTTGCTTTTCTGTATGGTACTTTACCCCATTTGTTTTGTGATTTACGTTTACCTACAATTGTTTCAAAATGTTCTATTCCGTTTTCGTCTGCTCTTTGCAACATTCTTTCTGCTCGTTCTATTTCGTTTGGTCTGTAACCTATACGCATTTCAACTGGTAATACTTCAAGCGAGTTTAAGTAGTTAAAAATTGGTTTAAGTTTCATTTCAACGGTGCAATATCTTACCATTTTATTAGGTAGATAGTTGTAATTATCTTTTATAACTTCTTCAAATGTTCTACCGCTTATTATTTTAATCTCTTGCCCAGTAAATTGCTCTAAATCTAAAATAGTGTAGATTATTTCATCCATTTCAGCAGTTCCGATAAACTCTTTACCTATTCTGTCAGATATTAATTGACGTGTTTTTTCATCCTTGCCATTCATCCATAAACAATTTTCATCTTCTACTCTTACCAATGAAAATATATTTATATCTGAAGGATAATGTTGCATTAAGTATGCACTTGTTTTACCTCCGCTTATACTATTGACTGTTTTCATATTCCGTTTGTTAAGTTTTCGTTTATCTTTTTCAACTGCTCTACTTCTCTTGTCAACTCCATTACTTTTTTGTGTTCTGAATATAGTAAAGTTTGGTATTGTTTGTTTTCATCTACTAAAATATTAAAAGTAGTTCGTGCGTCTTGCAGAAAATCAAAGTGCTTTTGCATTGACTCAATTAAATCTGTACGATGTGCATTCTTTTTTTTAATGTCGTCTATTGAAATCTGTAAAGACTGCGTTAACGATTCAAAAGTTATTGATGCTTCTATTATTGCTATCTGTTTCATAATTTACTTAGCCATTGGTCGTAAATATTACTTGCTACTTGTGCAGTCATTACAGGTGGTACACTCATTCCAATTAGATAACCGTATTGATTTTTTTGGAAATCATAGTCTTTCGGATAACTTCCACCACAACAATATTCTTGTTTGTTTAAAATTCTAGGTATTTCTGGGTGTAATAATCCAGTTCCTGAGTTTGGTCTAAATACACTCGTTATTGTTGGTAATGCTCGTAATCTTTCTAATTTATAAGCTCCAAAACCAGAATTACTATCTGGGTGGTCTGCAAAAGTTTGTCCCGGCTTAATTTCAGACCATAACTGTAAAGCTCTTTTACTTGTTAAAGTTGCTATTTTGTCATTAGTTTCAAATTCATCCCAAAATATTTCTTTCTCGTTAAATTCCATTTCTATTTTTGGCACTTGCGTAAACATATCTTGCCAATGTAAAAAATCTTTTGCTAAGTCTTTTCTTAATGCAATAAAAAATACACGTTCACGTCTTTGAGGTACACCCATTTTTGAAGCATCTAATAAAAAGTGTTGACAATAATAACCAGCTTTATCAAATGCTTTGTAGATTTCAATTACGTAATCTTTAGCGTTACCCATTAAAAGACCTTTTACGTTTTCAGCAACTACAACTTTTGGTTGTAATTCTTTTGCAAGGTCAATAAAATCAAAAAACAAAGTATCTAAAACTTGTTCAGCTTGTCCCTCTCTAAATTTCTTTTCTTTGCCCCAGTCTTTATCTCTATTACCAGCCATTGAAAAAGATGAACAGGGAGGAGAACCGTCAAGAATATCCAATTCATATAATTCTTTAGGTAAATCAGTACGATTTTTAAATGTTTGTATAGGTTCAAGGTACGCATATTTTGGGTTGTGATTAGTTTTGTATGCTTCAATCATTTTTGGGTCTATCTCGTTACAGCCCAACACGTCAAATCCTGCAAGTTTATAGCCCATAGTTGAACCACCACCACAAGCAAAGCAACTAAATACTTTACCTTTGTCTTTTGTAAAAATTGCATCTTTTAAAGTCCAGTTATAAGGAAATTTATGTTCTTGTTTCATATCTTATTATTTAAAATGGTAAATTATCAAATGAATTATTAGGTGCTATTGCTATCTGCGTATGCGTTTCTTTCAATGGCTTTGCTATGTTTCCATCTTCGTTGAATTTTCCAGTCTTTACGTTGTACATTAGACTCGTTACTCCACGCACTCCAATAACTTCTGGTTTTGCTTTGTTAACTTTTATTTCAGTAACTACACTATCAAAATCTCGGTGAACAATTATAATGCTTTTACCATTATTCCCCCATTCAGAACCACCTTTTAATTCGTGCATATCTGGAATCTGTGCTTTGCCATTAATCTTAACTGGGCTTTTAGGGTGTATAATAGTATGAAAATGCAATTTACTTGCTTCGCATAAATCATTCCCAAAACTCAACACATCTTCTAAATACTGGTCGTATCTCATTCCGCTTGTTACTTCGTGTCGCATATAATTCCAACTATCGATTACTACTGAGAACAAATTTAACTCTTTTTTATTATCTGCACCGAATTGCCATAGTTCTTTTGGTGTTATTGCTTTACTTGCTTTTCCTTGTGGCTTGTAAATTATAAACTTATCCAATACTTTAGGCAGTAAGCGTGTTATTTCTAATTCAGTAAGTCTGTTTTCAATCTTAACCTTTTCGCCTTGTGCATTGTAATAAAACTCTTTGAACTGCTTACCACTCATTTTGTGCATTATCTTTGCGATAACTTCGGATGTGCTTCCAGCATCTGGCATATGTATTAAGTGTTTATGGCCGTACCATTCAGAAGTATTAACTAAGCATTCAAGTAGTAACTCTGTTTTACCGCTTCCAGGATAACCAGTCCAATCTGTTCTGCTTCCTTCCATTATTGAGTAGTGCTTTGCTAAGTTTGGGAATCCTAAATAAAAAGTTTTACCTCCACCGCTTTTATAATGCTCAAATATGGAGTGTTCAATTTCTTGGTATTTAAATATATTATCCATATTTCTGTATTTCTGTTAGTCTAAATTCTCTTAAATCTTTTGCGTACTGATTCTTTTCTTCTTGAGTCATTCCTTCGCAATTGCTAAACACAAATTCTTTTTTTTGTTGTTTAGGTTGTTCTGTATTACTTTTCTCCCAAGTACGTACACAAGCCTTCCAATCTTTCATTTTGTTTCTACCAACAATCCAACCTTTTGATTCGTAAAAGTCTATAAAAGTTTCTGCATTAACAAAGTTTTTTCTTTCAATACAATAATCTAAAACCTCAATAGCCGAAGGCGGTGTAAATGTATTATTATCATTCTTTTCTTTCTTTACATTCTTGTTAGTTGTTATTTGTTTGTTATCAGCTTGTTGCTCATCTGTTGTTTTGTTTGTTACTATCTGATACTTTTTGTAGTTAACTACTTGAATAATAGTACCTTTCGAGCTTGTTTTGATTGTTATTTCGTTTGTTGATTTTAGCTTACTTAAAGACGTTCTTATTTGTTGAATTGTCAAACCTACTTCTTTGCTTAACAAATCTAAGCCTGTTAAAGTCTGACCAACTTCAATCAATTTTCCTTTATATTTTCTTTCTTTGTGATTAGCTTTTAAAAGTAAATACATAAATAACCTAAACGTATTCTTATCGTCAAACCATTCCCACTCTAAAATTTGTCTGTGTAATTTTATCCAGCCACTCAT